GCCCGTGAACGCCATCTGCGAAACGTCAACGATGCGCCCCTTTTCGGATGCGCTGTTTTCGCGCTCAACGTGCTTTGTGGGCAGGATGATGCCACCAAGGGTCTTTTCCTCGACCACATCAAGCGCAACCAGCACGTTGTAACCCATCGGACGCAGGCCGGGTTTGCAGTCTTCAAGCTTCGGGATCATTGATAACCTTCCAATCGTCGAAAGTGTTGCCGGTGAAGGTGTTGCTTACCTCTACCCGTGCGCGGGCTGTGTGCAGCGCCAATGGGTCAAGATTGCCCTCCCAAGCCAAGTCCTGCCACGCTTGCATCTCACGATCTGCCAAGGCTTCCATTGCCGCCATGACGTAGCGCGTCACTGGCAGGTCAAACCATTCCGCAAAGTCTTTGGCATCAACCGGCATCTACCATCCCCATGCCAGTTTTCAGCGCCTCAAGTTCGGCCTTGTCGCGGTCGAGTTGCAGCGAACCGGCATCAAGCTCAACGCTGGCAGCTTTTGCCGCCGCGTCCGTTTCATCCTTGACCGCCTTTGCAACCTTGCCGCGAACCGTCGCTTCCATGTCCGCCATTGCCATTGCCTGTTCAGGTCCGGGCGGTGGAGGAGCGGGCAAAATCTTGTCGATGTCGTCAACGTCAGCGGCTTCGTAAACGCGGCGCAATACCTCACGAACGTCACCACCAACGGCTTGCAGCGTCTCTACGGTCGAGAGCAGGAATTGCGCCCTAGTCATACGCTGCATCCGCGTGACGCTGCTAGGATCAGATACGGGGCAGATGTCCATATCCGCCGCGTTGAAGTCCTGCATGATGTCCGCCGCAGGATCATCCAGCAATTCCATATACGCGGCTTGTGCGGCCTCGTCAGCATACTTGCCGATGTTGCCAAACAGGATTTTAAACTCGCCCTTAAGGCCAAGATAAACCCGCTTGTAGATCGCGGTAAAGACCTGCAATCCCTGTTCGATCAGCGCAAGCGTGGTGCCAACCTGCCCATTGTTTGACCCTTCGCCGGTCAGAATATCCTTGATCGATGCAATGTCCCGCGCCGCGCCAAGGATCAGGTCAAGCAAGTTGAACATGACAGGGCTGGCTTGCGGGAATGTCCGCTCGACAATGCCGCTGCGAAGCGCGTCACCAGCCACAGGAACTGTTTTGTATTCGCCTGGACGCCATTTAAGCGACGACGATTGCCCGCGCCCTTGTATCTTGAGACCGGACGCGACAAAGCCACCGCCAGCTACAGCCGCCGTGTTTGCATCAATCATCTGATTGATCAGCGTGTTGATGACGTTGCCGTATTGGTGAAGCAAATGCGCAAGGCCGATGTTGTAGAACTGGCCTTCAGGGTTCGGCATAAACCCGTATTTCGTGTAAAACTTGCGGCGCTCGATATAGGCCACATCGGTTTGCGCCAGTTGCACCTGATCCGGCCCGAAGTCAGGCACGATGCGCAAAAGCTGTTTGGACTTGTGATCGATCGTGACAATGTAAGGTTCGTCGATGCCGTCGTCATCAAGGTCAAAGTACGCTTGCGCCTCGATCAGAAGCCGAGCGTCTTTCTCGTCATCATTGAACGTCACATCGGCGCGGTATTTGCCGGTCCGAATGTCCCGCTTGATTTGATGCGGGTAAATGCCATCGATCTCTTCAGTGATTTGCGGGGCGTCATCCAATGACTTTGCCGCGTTGTTCACTACCAGTTTAAGCGCTGGCACAAACTTGCTTTGATGCTTGCGCCCGTCAAACCATGATTTACGAAAGCCACATCCAATCGCAGGCATCTGGAATAGCAGTGTATCGGTTTCAGCTTCCCATCCGTCCATCTGGTAGAACAACATGTAATTCATGTACTGACGCACACGCGCTGCACGTTTGGTTTTATCGCCCGGTGCCCTCGCCCACACGGGTTCTGGATCACCTCCTTCCGGTAGAGGGGATGGGCCTTGCGGTGTGATCACGACAGGGCCTTGGGGTAAAAACGCTACGGGTAAACCTTGGAACTGGAATAGCGGCTGGCCCTGATCGTCAAGGCGCGGCATTCCGTTATCATTGCCCAGCACCTTGCACGATACCGCCTCGTCACCCTTGACAATGGCAGGGTACGAACGCGCGTTGAACTGCATGACAGCCGTTGCGAGTAGCGGGTACTTGACGTTTGATGCCCCTGGCCAAGGGAAGTCTTTGGCGTTGGATTTTGTTTCGCCGATCTCTTTCAACGCTTCTTCAGCAACCTCGGCCCAATCAGACCGGCTTTCCTTGTCGCATTCGTACGTGTCGCAAACCTGATCGATGACTTGCGCGATTTGCTCAGATGTCAGGTATTCGGATATATCGCCGTCAGCTTCAGCGAATTGCATCAACAGGCTGATCGATTGCATATCGGCCTTGGCTTGAATATCCGCGCGGATAGCGTCTTCCGCGTCTTGTGGGATATTCAATTCCATTTAAGAACCCCTTAGCCGTCAGTCTCGCGACGATGGATGCCGCGTTTTAACACGCGCTTTGTGAAGTGGCAAGCTAGTAACCCGTTGTGGCGTTGCGGCCTTGTTCCTCGTGGTAGTCGTCATCGTCGTTGTAGGCTTGCGGCTCCACGTAAGTCAGGCATAGCAGCCCAAATGCGTCGGCGGAATGTGAGTTCTCATCATGGTTCGGCCCAAGTCCGATGTTGCGCTTTTCGTCGCGCTTTTCGTGATAGGCGCGCAAAGCCTTGATGCCGCCTGCGCATTTTTTGGCGTCAAACCAAATGCGGGGGAAGTGCTCTCGCACCTTTTCAACGCGCATCATCGCAGCGCCCTTACCTTGGTTCGGGATCACATCGACCTGATAGCCGGCATCACGGAATGCCGACCTGTAAGACACGTCGAACACTCGATCGTTCGTATCGCCATCATGGGGCAGCACGATGATTGTTCGATCCGGTGTGTAGTTGTTCCGTCGCAGCCATTCGAGATGCGCAGCGATGGGCTGGCCTTGAACCTCGTAGTGATTGACGCAACGGATCGTCAGTCCAACGAATTGCGCCGCCCAGAACACGAAGTTATCCGCCTTTGCGCCAGTCCCGCCGATGTCGCACACCATGCGGATGACTAGGTGTGGATCTTCTGGCACAATGGTCAACCGACCTTCAGTCTCGGCCCTGCGAATGTGCGTGGTGAAGTACGCGCCCTCAAAGTGGGTCTTGTACCCGCCTTCCCAAACGTGATCGTAATTGTCTGGGCGCTTTTCCAGATCGTCCTGGCGCTCCCGTTCCAGCACGGACGGGAACCACGGATTATCGCGCCAGTTGAGTTCAATGATTTTGACATCGGCGGACGTGTCTTTGCGGAAGCGCTTATCCGTCGCGCTGCCTTCAAGTTCAGGATTCCACGTTACCCATATTTCGGAGTTTTCCTCACGAACCGTCGGGATTAGCTTTTCCCAAGCCGCATCACTGATAGGCTCGGCTTCGTCTGCCCAGCACAACAGGATTTTAGCTTTCGACTTCAGGCTGTTCAGATTGTGCCGCAATCCGATGAACGCATATTCGATGCGCCCGCAGATCGTGCGAATGTACGTTTCGCCAATGTCGAAGTATGCCGCCAGCCAAGGTTCGTCTTGGATCGCAGCCTTGATTTCCGCCATCGAGCTATCGGCAAGGCTGTTTAGATGCTCGCGAACGCAAAGGATAATCCCCGTCCTGCCAGCCTGCGCCCACCGCATGGCATTGACCGCCGTCATCTTGGCAAACGAGCGTGTCTTGGCGCTGCCCCGCCCACCGTATGCACCACGATAGCGCGCAGGCCCGAGGAATACCGGGATTAGCTTAGGCGGGAGGCGAACCGTGACGCTGGTCATTCAGGGCCGGATAGTTTGACTTCGGTTATCGCGGTGAAGGTGCCGGTTATTGCCGCCTTATCGACAAGCAACCCATGCAACTTAGCTTTGCCCATAGAGGCGCTCACAGCGGCGCTAGGTTGCCCTTCCTGTAGTGCGAGTGCCCTTGCCTCTTCAAGCTCGTCAGTGAGGCTCTGAACGGAAACTAGGGCACGTTCAACGGCTATGGCTTGAAGTTCTTGCACCCTTAGGGCGATCTTAGGGGTGGCCAGCATCTTACTGGCCTGCACATTGATACTTGCCGACGCCATGCCTTCGGCGTCATACGCAAGCCGATAAGCCTCCGAGGCGTTACCCGTTGTCAGGTACGCTTGTACAAACGCCTCTTGCTTGGGTGTCAGGTTAGTCGCCATGCCTTGGAATTACCCCTTCCCGCCGTTGTTTGCAAGTGGG